CTTTGGGTGATATTCAATTTGCATCCACAAGTGACGGAGCATATATCACCTTTCCCGTAACGTTTTCATTTGACTATTTTGACTTCTCGTGATATAATAGATGTACATTTAAATATATTGTATGATAATGACGTTAGAACAAATACTCGAAGAGTGGAAGAAAGATTCTAAAATTGAAATGCTGGCAATAGATGAAGCATCTAGAATCACACCTGAACTTCATGCGAAATATCTCACCTTGCTATCTACCTTTAAGCTTAAAATGAAAGATGCGGAGTTCAAGCAGAAAGAGTTGATGAAGTGGAAATGGTTGTGGTATAACGGGAAACTCAGTGAGCAAGAGATCAAGCGATTTGACTGGGATCCTGATCCGTTTGACGGTCTTAAGATACTGAAAGGAGATATGGCACACTATGTCGAAGCAGATCCAGAACTGGTTGCCAGTGAAGCAAAATTAGAGTACCTTAAAACCATTATAGATACATTGAAAGAAATTGTTGAAAACCTCAAATGGAGGCATCAAACAATAGGCAATATTATACGATGGAAACAGTTTGAAGCAGGATTTTAATAAGTACGATGAACTTCGAGCGTTGGGTAACGGTAGTCTTGAACGATACCTTTTACCAGCGTTTGATATATCTCACCTTCAAAACTATCAACATTGGAAAGACCAAAGAGACTCTCGTGATCAGGGGCGTTTCTGGGGTCATCTTCCACCTACCGATCAAATAAAAAACTTTCTAGACGATGTTGGTGACATTGTTGATCCTCAAACGATACTTGAAATAGGTATTTGTTTAGGGTACAGTGCTACCTACATGTTACAGTCATGGCCAGGATGTAAAATTCTTGGTGTAGATAAGGTGGCATTTCAAAAATATCCTGCTCATGACGTGCATACTAATCGTGCATGTCTCGAATTTACTATTTCAAAATATCCCGGAAGATATTTTCCATTACAATGCGATAGTAAAGAAATAGGAAAGGGATGGATGTTAAATCCTAATGGAACCTTTGACCTTGCATTTGTTGATGGATGGCACAACTACGAATATGCTTGGGCAGATATTCAATCTTGTAAAGATTTAAATATTAAATATCTCATGATAGATAATGCACTCACAACAGATGGTGTTAAACGCGCCATCAAAGATCATGAACTTATTGAAGAAATATCGGTCGAGTACGAAACAGTTCGTTCTCTAGTTAACGGACTTCCTCCCCAAAGATTACAGATGTGGGTAGAAAAATTAGGGTTGTATACGTGGAAGAATTAACACTTAAACTTAAAGACTATTCGATGTTGCGGGTAAATTGTTCGTCTGGAGTAGCAGCAGAATTGAGTGAATATTTTTCGTTCTTTGTTCCGGGTTATAAATTCATGCAACCTTATAAACGAAAAGTGTGGGATGGTAAGATACGTCTATTCAATAGAATGAACGGGGAGATCAACGCGGGTCTTCTATATGCCATCAAAGAATTTGCGATGAATTCTGGGTATAAAGTATCTCAAGAAGATGGGCCCTACGGATTGCCTACCGAAAAAAATAAAGTCAACCACATGACTTTAATGAAGATGTTTGCAAAACTTGATCTACCTTTTATGCCTCGCGATTATCAGTACGATGCAATCACTCATGCAATAATCAACAAACGAGCAACACTAGTTTCCCCAACAGGTAGTGGAAAGTCTTTTATCATATACCTTTTGATGCGATGGTATCTGGAAGAGTATGAAACCGGTAATGTATTAATCATTGTTCCTACAACTGGTTTGGTTGAACAGATGACAAAAGACTTTGAAAATTACGGATATGACTCAAATTTAATTCATAAAATATACAGTGGTAAAGATAAAGAAACCAATAAACGAATCGTTATTACTACGTGGCAGTCTATACACCGACTTGCTCCTAAATGGTTTGAGTCCTTTGGTATAGTTTTTGGAGACGAATGTCATGGGTTTAAAGCAAAATCTTTATCGTCCATTATGAACAAAGCAATCAATGCAGAGTATCGGTTTGGTACAACAGGTACCTTAGATGGCACTCAGACGCACCGTATGGTCCTTGAGGGGTTGTTTGGTCCTGTGCATAAGGTAACTACTACCAAAAAGTTACAGGATGCTAAACAACTTGCGAAATTAGATATAGATATTATATTATTAGAATATTCTGAAGAAGAACGGGCAAGGCTCCAATCTGCAACTTATCAAGAAGAAATTGATTTTATTGTTTCATATAGTGCACGTAACAATTTCATTCGTAATCTAGCATGTTCTTTGGAAGGTAATACTCTGGTTCTTTTTAACCTAGTAGACAGACACGGGAAAGTTCTCAGAGATTTGATAGAAGATAGGGTAGGAGAAAACGACAACAATCAAAAAAAGATTTTTTATGTGAGTGGGGAAACTAAGACCTCTGACCGAGAAAATGTTCGGGCAATCGTAGAAAAACAATCGAATAGTATTATCATTGCCAGTTTGGGTACTTTTAGTACTGGTATAAATATTAAAAACATTCACAATATTGTTTTCGCATCTCCTAGTAAATCTCAAATAAGAGTTTTACAATCAATAGGTAGAGGACTCAGAGTGTCAGACAATGGGCGTGATACTAAACTTTATGACATTGCTGACAATTTAAGATATAATGGTAAACCTAATTTTACTTTACGACACAGTGCAGAAAGAGTTAAAATATATAATAACGAAAAATTTCCTTTTAAACTAACAGAAGTGAAAATATGATATGTATGACGTAAAACAGTTTCGATTAAGTTCAGGTGAAGAAGTTATTGCAGAAGTACTAGAATGGCCGGACAATACATCTCCTGATCTTATTATACGTAATGCGGTGTCTCTTCTTCGGTATGAAGATTCTAATGGTTCTAAATTTTATGGTTTTAAAACGTGGATACACTTTGCTGAAGAACCGGATTCATTAACTGTAATGTCTCCAGACCATATCATTGCAACTACCAATCCTCATGAACTATTAGTATCTCAATATAGAAGTTCCTTGCAAGAAATTATTGAGTCTGCATCTATAAGAAATAAACAACTTAAAATGGAAGAATTAGAAATTTCTAAATTGATTGGTGATAAGTTAAAAAACTTTTTGTTAAATGAAACCGGTTATGATAACGATGGTGATGATGGATATTCTATGGATTCTGGTGTGTCAAATATTATCAAGTTTCCTCCTATCCACTAAAAGCACTCTATACTATCCCTTCTGCGAACTTAGTTCTAGGGTAACACATATTGAGTGTTTTGTCAAGTATTAATTTTCACTTGACTCAATTCAATTTTTCTGTTATACTTTATAGTATGAAATATACACCTTACACCTTAAAAAAAGTAAAAGATTCTTCCGCATCTAAAAAATTTACTGTTATCTCTACCTTCGCGGGTGGAGGTGGTTCCTCCACTGGGTATCGTCTTGCCGGAGGTAACATTTTAGCAATCAATGAATTCATTGAAGAAGCACGAAACACTTACCACGATAATTACCCAGACACTCCTATTCTGCCTGATGACATCAAAAACCTTACCGGTCAAGATTTGTTAGATGCAGCGGGTATAAAGAAAGGTGAGTTGGATATCCTTGACGGTTCTCCTCCCTGTAGTGCGTTCTCTGTAAGCGGAAAAACACAATCCGGTTGGGGTCAAACCAAATCGTATTCTGATGGTGCCAAAGTATCTAACATTGAAGATCTATTCTTTGAGTTCCTAAGATGTGCCAATGATATTCGTCCTAAAGTAATTGTGGGAGAGAATGTTAAAGGTCTTACGATAGGTGAGCCCAAGAAGATTTATCTTCCTGCTATTCTTAAAGAGTTTGAAAACATTGGATATGATGTGGCATTTAAAGTTCTCGACTCAAGATACTATGGTGTCTCTCAAACTCGTGCACGTGTAATCTTTATAGGTACTCGTCGAGATGTTACTGAAAAGTTAGGGTTATGTGAAATGACGCTCCCTTCGGTTTTTCCTCGCCCAGATACTGAAGTGCTTCCTTTGGAAGAAGTCACTAAAGGTCTTGTACAAGATCCAGAAGAAGTTGCAATGCTTACTGAAAAATGGATCAACACGGCATACTATAAAATAACCGCAAGTAAAATGCCCAACGATCCACCCAAGGTATTGAGTGGTCGCGACTATCATCCTAAGAAACACCATTTTAATCTAAAGAAATGTTCTCGGTTTGCACCCGCACCAACCCTTACGGCAATGGGCGGTTCTATGTCATCTGCTGGTCCTATTCATTGGAACGAAACAAGAAAGTTGACAATCGGTGAATTAAAGCGTATAATGTCTCTTCCGGATGATTTTAAACTAACCGGAAAATGGAACCAACAAGCAGAACGTATCGGTCGAATGGTTCCTCCTATTATGATGCAACGTATTGCTACTGCAATCTATGAAAATGTACTGAGACCATATAATCATGACTAACATAGTAAACGATTTTACCTTTGCCCAGCGAGAAGAAGGGTTTGATAAACACATTGAAATGTCAATACGTGGGTATCAACAACTTCATGATGATGTAGTGAATTTCTCCCGTTATTTTGTTGAGAACGGATCTTGTGTTTATGACATTGGTTGTTCCACTGGCAAGACCCTTCATGCCATGATTGATCAGAATAAAGAATTCGCCCCTCATGCTGAATACTACGGCATTGAAATTTCAGAAGGGTTTCGAGAAGAAATGGAAACTCGGGAAAATCGCTTGTCTTTCGAAGGACATGATATTAATCTAACCATTGCAGATGCGGCAGAGACATTCATCAGTAATGCTAATCTTGTTACGTCCTTATTCACTTTACAATTCATGACGGATAAAGATCGAAGACATCTTGTTAATAATATTTACCAAGGTCTCAACACTGGAGGAGCATTCATCTTTTCTGAAAAAACTCTTGGGAATTCTCCCAAGGTTCAAGACATGATGACCTTCATGTATTATGATTTTAAAAGACAACACTTCGATGATTCTGACATATTAGAAAAAGAACTTACTTTAAGGAATATGTTGAAACCTATGACGTTTTCTGATATAATTAATATGTTGATAGAAGCAGGTTTCGAATCAGATAATATCCAACCTTTTTGGCAAAACCATTTATTCGTAGGAGTACTAGCACTAAAATGAATACTGACACACAACAGCAACAACAACAACCACCACCCTTAAAACCTAAAGAAAAACCCCATTACGTCAACAATGCTCAGTTCTCTCAAGCAGTTGTAGATTATGTCACTGACTCTCGCGAGAAGGTTGCCGCAGGGAATCCGAAACCAATCGTCACTGACTATATTGCAAGATGTTTTCTTAAAATTTCAGAAGGACTATCTCACAAAGCAAACTTTGTTCGCTACACTTATCGGGAAGAGATGGTAATGGATGCTGTGGAAAATTGTCTCAAGGCTATTGAGAACTATAATCTAGAGGTGGCAACACGCACGGGCAAACCCAATGCTTTCGCGTATTTCACTCAGATCTCATGGTATGCATTCCTTCGTCGAATTGCCAAAGAAAAGAAGCAGCAAGATATTAAGATGAAGTTTATTACCGAAACTGGTTTAGATCAATTGATATCCGAAGAAATAAACAATAATCCTGCCGCCAAACAGACTCAAGCATTTGTAGATGAACTCCGCGAGCGCATTGACTATGTGAAAGGGCAAGATAATAAAATTACTGATTATAAAAAAACAACTAAACCACCCCGCAAGAAAAGAACCAGACAAGTCGATTCTGATTTAACTGAATTTATGATAGATAAAAAATAATATGAAACTTGCAATTCTAAACGATACCCATGCCGGATGCAGAAACTCGTCTGAAATCTTTATGGATTACCAAGAACAATTTTATCGTGATGTGTTCTTTCCATACCTTGAAGAACATGGCATCAAGAAGATAATTCACCTTGGGGATTACTATGAGAATCGTACCTCCATTAATTTTAAGGCACTGTCGCACAATCGTCGAATATTTCTTGATGAGTTGCGTGTTCGTGGCATACACATGGATATTATTCCGGGCAATCACGATGTTTATTATAAAAACACAAACAACCTAAATGCTCTCAAAGAATTGCTCGGGCATTATATGTCAGAGGTTAGAATCATTGAGCAACCCACAGTGGTTGACTATGATGGTATGAAGTACGCACATATACCATGGATCAATCCTGAGAACGAAGAGAAGACGCGCTACTTCCTCAACACATGTAAGGCTGATGTGGTAGGTGCACATTTAGAGTTGGATGGATTTGAGATGCAGAAAGGCGTGACGTGCACTGGTGGTATGTCTGCTGATGCATTTAGACGATTTGATATGGTATTGTCCGGTCATTTTCATACTAAATCTCAACAAGAAAATATATATTATCTTGGTAGTCAAATGGAATTCACGTGGTCAGACAGTGGAGATAGAAAGTATTTTCATATCTTTGATACTGATGATCGTACTCTTACTCCCGTAGAGAATCCCATCACCATGTTCCAGAAGATCTATTATGATGATACTTCAGATGCTAGTCTGGCACTAACAGACGTTCGTTATGTGGATAATAAATTTGTCAAAGTAATTGTGGTTAATAAAAAAGACCCTAAGAAGTTCGAAGCATTCATTGATAAGATAAATGCTCGTAAGATTCACGGGTTACAGATCGCAGAGAACTTTCAAGATTTTGTTGGTACTAATGTAGAAGATGCGAAAATATCGGTTGACAGTACGGACGATCTGTTGTATACTTATATTGATGCGGTGGATACTGAATTAGATAAAGATCGCATTAAAAATAATGTACGTGCTCTTATGGTAGAGGCACAAAGTTTAGAGATTGTATGATTGTATTCGAGAAAATAAAATACCGTAACTTTTTGTCTACGGGAAACGAAGATACCGAAATTAACTTAACCGATACTGCAACGACCTTGGTTGTTGGTCAGAATGGATCTGGTAAATCAACTCTACTAGATGCTTTATCATTTGTGTTATTTGGTAAAGCACATCGTAATGTGAATAAACCTCAATTAATTAACAGTGTCAACAATAAAGACTGTGTGGTCGAAGTAGAGTTTCTTGCATTAGGTCAACAATTCAAGGTCGTTCGTGGATTAAAACCTGCTCGGTTTGAGATCTGGCAAGACGGGACTATGATCAATCAAGACTCTCATTCAAAAGAATATCAAAAAATTCTAGAACAAAATGTTCTTAAATTAAATCACAAAACCTTTCATCAAATCGTGGTGCTGGGGAGTAGCAGTTTTATTCCTTTCATGCAACTCCCCGCATCCACGAGGCGTGAGGTAATTGAAGACCTGCTCGACATTAATGTATTCTCTAAGATGAACCAGATTCTTAAAGAGAAAGTGGCAACTCTGAAAGAAGAGATTCGGAATAATGATCACAAGATAGAACTGAATAAAACCAAGATAGATTCTCACAAGAGTCATATGGGTGAATTACAAAAAATCTCTGAGTCTGCCAAACAAGATAAACTGAACTTGATTAGTGAAGAAGAAGCAGAGTTGAATCTTCTAAATGCCCTAATAACAAATTGGGAAGATAGTGCTCTATCTGACCTTCAAACCCGTCAGTCTGCATTGGACACTAAGATCAATGAGATGGGTAAGTACGTCTTTCAGTTTAATGCTAAACAGAAAGCATCGAACAAAGAGATTAAATTCTATGAAGACAACGAAGACTGCCCCACCTGTCAGCAAACCATCGAGGCCTCCTTCCGATTGGATAAGGTACAGAACGCCAAAGACAAGTGGGACGAACTTGAAGAAGCAAGACAGCAGTGTGAACATCAAATAGGAAGGTTGACTAATGATAAACAAGATATTCAGTCCTCTATTGATGCGGAAATTGAAGAACGGAATAAAATTAACACGCTCAAAGAAAAAATCACATGGACCCAAAGACGAATTACTTCTTTACAGGGTGAGTTATCCGAACTCGAAACAGGTGTACATAGCCTGCAAGAAGCACGAGATACTCTCTCAAGTGAAGAGAGTAAAAGAGAAATTCTCATTGATGCCAAACTCGAATATGCCGAGCAACGAGAATACAACAACGTCATAACAGAATTATTAAAAGATACTGGTATTAAAACCAAGATCATCAAGCAATACCTGCCGGTCATCAATCAGTTGACCAACCAGTATCTTCAGGTGCTTGATTTCTACGTTCACTTTGACTTAGACGAGTCTTTCAAAGAAACCATACGGTCACGTCATCGTGATGCGTTTTCTTATGACAGTTTCTCCGAGGGTGAAAAGCAACGCATCGACTTAGCACTTCTGTTTACTTGGAGGCAGGTTGCTAAGATGAAGAACAGTATTGCCACCAACCTACTGATTCTTGATGAGACTTTCGACAGTTCTCTCGATGCGGATGGGGTAGAGAATCTACTCAAGATTCTTGACACTCTAGACAACGATACCAATGTGTTTATTATCTCTCACAAAGGTGAGTTGTTGGACAACAAATTTGATCGTAAGATTGAGTTTATCAAGCAAAAAAACTTCAGTAAGGTGGCCACCGCAGCATAATGTCCAATCTTACACACAAGAAATATGAAAATTTTTTACCTAATCAGGTGGCAGGAGTCTTAAAAAGTTTAACTAATACTTTGCTGACAGGTCATCAGGATGCGTCTACAGTTTGGACTAGTCCTGATGGAATAGAAAGACCTTTTTTACCTCCTGATGTTCTCCCTGCATTTAAGAATAGTAACAACTCGGGAAAATGGCACCCATGGTATACTAATTTTAGTTGGGACGAAAAACTGAATGAACATAAAAGTTCTCCTAAGTTAGTTCTCTGTCATAACTTGAAAAATACTATGCCAGGCCGCTGGTGTGAAAATGAAATCATACAAGCAGTGGAAGAAAAATGTCCTGGATACACTCCTCTACTATGTCAAATATTTGTTTGGACCGAAGGGTCTTATATATTTTGGCACGACGATAGTGCCAGAGGTCGTGATGGAGCAGTGACCATTTACCTTAACCAAAAATGGGATCAGTTCGACGGTGGACAATTATGTTATCATCCTAAAAATAAACCCAAGACAGCGGAAAATATGGTTACGGTAACACCGGCATGGAATACAGCGGTATTCCTAGAATCTGGAACGATGCATCGCACTATACCGGTTATTGGTGACAAAATTCGTACCTCGATACAGATATGGTTAAAGAAGAAAAAGAAGATTCTAGGTTGACAAGACATCAATAATGATGTATAATTATATAAAATTAACACACACATACACTGGATATTATAATGGAATTAAGTGACAACACAGTAGCAATCTTAAAAAACTATGCATCAATCAATCCGAACATCATTGTGTTCGAAGGGAATAATCTTAAGACAATTTCTGTTGCGAAAAACGTAGTTAGTTCCACCAAGATCGATAATGAGTTTCCTAAGACTTTTGGTATATATGATCTAGACGAGTTTCTTCGAGTTTTGGGGTTGGTTGATCAACCGCGTCTTAAGTTTGAAGAGGATTATGTCTTAGTCGCAGACTCTGCCGGTAGATCTCGTATTAAGTATTTTTATGCTGAAAGAGAAGTATTGACCACTCCGACCAAAGAAATTATCTTTCCAGATCCTGAAGTGTCATTCACCATGGATTCGACCACAATTAATCGTGTTCGACGTGCCGCATCTGCGCTGGGTCATAAGGAAGTGTCTATTACCTCCTCTGGTCCAAACCTAATATCTATTTCTGTTATAGATAGTTCAGATAAAACCTCTAACGTTTTTTCTATTGATGTGGACGGTTCGTTCTCTGATGAAAACTTTGATTTTCGAGTTGACATTGAAAATCTAAAGATGATTGACGGTGATTATACTGTAGAACTTTCCTCTAAACAAATTTCACATTTCGTGAATAAAGAACTACCCCTTGAATATTGGGTAGCACTAAAACCAACTAGTACTTATGGAGCATAATTATGAGTGACAATGAACAAATGAATGATTTGGTAAACCGTGTTACGCGATCTACCGTGGCAGTCATCGATACGATTGCCGGCCGTGGAGGATTTCGGGGAGAAGAACTCGCAACTATCGGTCAACTGCGTGATCAGTGTGTGGCATTGATTCAGATGATGGAAGATGATGCAGGAGCAGAGATGCCAAACACAGAGGAATAAAATAGTATAACTGCGTATGTGAGAGTTTTGTTTTTTAATTTATATTATGATGGAGTAGTTATATGGTATCTCAACAACAACCGAGAAACTTTTTATGGTGTGAAAAATACAGACCTAAAACCGTGGAAGACTGTATTCTTCCGGAAGACCTGAAAACGGTCTTCCAAAGTATCGTAGACGGTGGAGACTTACCCAACATGCTATTTACAGGTAGCGCCGGATTGGGGAAGACCACCGTTGCACGTGCGATCTGCGATCAACTAGATCTTGATTGTATGGTTATCAATGCGTCCGAAGATGGAAACATTGATACCCTTAGAGGCAAGATCAAAAAGTTCGCATCCTCTGTCTCATTGCAAGGAGGGGTTAAGGTAGTCATTCTTGATGAAGCAGACTACCTTAATCCCCAAAGCACTCAACCGGCATTGCGTGGATTCATCGAAGAATTCAGTATGAACTGTCGATTTATCCTCACCTGTAACTTCAAGAATCGTATCATTCAACCGTTACACTCACGGTGTGGTGTATATGAATTCAATACATCCAAGAAAGAAATGCAGATACTTTGTGCCCAGTTCATGGACCGTGTAACACATATCATGGAAGAGGAAGAGGTACCGGGTTACGACAAGAAAGGTACCGCAGAACTTATCATGCGATATGCACCTGATTGGAGACGCGTACTAAATGAATTGCAGCGGTTTGCCATCGGTGGTACTGCTGTTAAACAATCTATGGGTGCAGACAATTACTCAGTACTATATGATTCTTTGAAGACTAAAAACTTCAAGACCATGAGAACATGGGTTGCCAACAATGTTGATGCTGATGCCTCGGTAATCTTCCGAAACATATATGACAATATGTATGATAGAATTGTTCCCGCACAAATTCCTCAAGCCGTACTGGTCCTTGCAGAGTATCAATATAAGAATGCCTTTGTTGCAGATCATGAACTTAACACGGTGGCATGTCTTACAGAGTTAATGACGGAGGTAGAGTTTATATGAGCACCAATCCTTTTGATTTTGTCAATTCGATTAACAGTACCAAAGAGGATATCATGACTGACGAAAACGAGAAGGATTATAACTCTTTTCTTGTGAATCGTTCGCTATCTTATTTCTCTGATACGGTATTCATTGCAAACGAAATAAACTACCATTCTCAGATAGATAACAAACTCAAATATCATTTTTTGCTAAATATAGTTAGGAAACGAAAACGTTTCGCGAAGTGGATCAAACCCGATCAACTAGATGATATGGCACTTGTGAAAGAGTATTATGAATATAGCAATGAAAAAGCACGTTCAGCTCTGAGCATCCTATCACCCGATAATCTTAATGTAATACGAAGTAAGGTGAATAAAGGTGGAAGAAAATAATATTTGGACTCCGGCAGACTTGTTGGAGATAACATTAAACGAACCCGATGACTTTCTTAAAGTTCGGGAAACGTTGACTCGTATTGGTGTGGCAAGTAGAAAAGAAAATAAACTGTATCAGTCTTGTCACATACTTCATAAACAGGGTCGATACTTCATTATTCATTTCAAAGAACTTTTTATATTGGATGGTAAACCATCGAATCTAGAATCTAATGATCTTTTACGAAGAAATTCTATTGCAGTACTATTATCAGATTGGGGTCTAGTCAAGATCGTTGATCGATCTATGGTTGCTAACTGTGCGCCACTGCGTCAAATCAAAATCATTTCTCATAAAGAAAAAAGTGAATGGGAGTTGTGTCCCAAATATAATATAGGCAGTAGGTGAATCAACCAGTACTTCGGAAGGGATTCTTTCCTAAAACATATTTCTCTGATTGTCCGACAGATCCAGAAGAGTGGTTTGATCTTTTCGATTTCAAAACTCACGTAGGAAAAGGAGATAAAGAACGCAACACGCGTTTTGTTTGGAGAGGTTATAACATTCAGACAATGAATGCTTGTCCTCAAAGTATTAAACGATTTCATTCCCGTTTAAAGATACCATGTGTGTCGATGTTCATCAATGTTGATGATGGATCCCCCATGGAAGGATTAGAATCTCACACCGATAAAATGGATGTGTATGCTTTTAATATCCTCGGTAGTACCACATGGGTAAGTGAGACTCCAGAAAGAACCGACATAAAAGAATATGACGTTGAACCTGGAGATCTCTTCGTGATGCCAGCATTTGTTCGTCATCGTGTTTATCTTAGAGAGCGCCCCCGTATTTCTTTTGGTATTCATAATCCTGGATACGAATAAAATAACTTGACAGTCAAACTGTTTTGTGTTATATATAGTAGTGTCGATGCAGAATAGTCTGATCGATAGACAACAATCTTGCTTAAATTAAATAAGGAGATAGCAATGGTTAATACAAGAAGTAAAGTGTTTTCGTTCCCCCATTCTCGTTTCATTGGTTTCGACCATGTATGGGATGAGATAGAAAGACTAACTGCCGCTGGCGCAAACGAGAAGGGTTTTCCTCGTCACAATATTATCAAATATTCTGACACAGATTACGCCATGGAGTTTGCACTTGGTGGTTATCGAAAGAGTGATTTAGAAATCGAGTCTAAGCCCGGTGTCTTAATCATTAAGGGTAACCCTGCCGAGGATACCACCGTGTATCTTCACAAAGGGATTACTACGAAGAAATTCGTGGAAACATTCCGACTTGCAGATCATGTTGTCGTTGATGGAGCTGAATTCGTCAATGGACTACTAGTGATTAAA